TACACCGCCTTTTCATACCAAGTATAATGGTGGAAAAGGTTTATTATTTAGACAATGCACCAGAGATTATAAAATCCATCCTATTCAGGCAAAAATTAAAAATATGTTGGGATATAAAAAAGGTCAAAAAATGCCTAAGGATGTTATTCAAGCTGTAATTTGGATGGGCATATCCTATGATGAAATTCAGAGAATGAAAGATGCTAGGGTTCATTGGATTAAACATACATTCCCTTTGATAGATAGAAAAATAACAAGGCAACAGTGTTTAGAATATTATGATAAATTAAAACTAGAGAGACCTGTTAAATCATCTTGCTATTTTTGTCCCTATAAGAGCAATGCACAGTGGAAACACCACAAAGACAATCAACCAGAATTATGGGATAAATTAGTGAAATTTGATGAAGCAATACGACATGGATTAAATACAACTAGAAGCGTGGGTAGAGATGGTAAGCCTATCAAAGAAGCTAAAATATATGTGCATGGCTCTTGCAAACCATTAAAAGATGTTGACTTTGATAAAAAATCTGATCAAGGAAAATTTAGTTTTATGGATGAATGTGACGGTATGTGTGGGGTATAATAGAACCATTGTAGAGGGACCGCCAGGAACAGGAAAAACAACATTTTTACTAGATCAAGTAGATAATTTATTAAAACAGAATATTGACATTGAAAGCATAGGGTTTTTTTCTTTTACAAAAAAAGCAGCTCAAGAAGCAAGAACAAGAGCTATTAAAAAATTTAATCTTAACCCTGAAAAATTTCGTTATTTTCAAACATTACACAGTCTAGCGCACAGTATAGCTAAGGGTGGGCCAAACAAGTTTTTTGATGAAGAAGAACAAAAATTATTTTGCATCAAAAACAACCTGTCATATAAACCAGGAGACACCTCCGTAAACACCATGCATGGTAGTTCTATAATAAATTTAATTAATCGAGCTAAAAACAGAATGATTAGTCTCGAAAAACAATATCATGATACCTGTCCTCCTTATCCTTATCCTTATTTAAAACGAGTTTGTGCTACTTATGAAACATATAAAAAAAAAGAAAACTTTTTTGATCATGCTGATTCTATAATTAATTTCAATTTTTTACAAGATACTCCTATACTCAAAGCACTTTTTATAGATGAAGCGCAAGATTTAAACAATTTACAATGTGAAATGACAACACTAATGGAAAAAACAGCAGAACATACGTGGTATGCTGGTGATGATGATCAAGCAATCTATAAATGGAGCGGAGCAAACCCCTATTTTTTTATTAAACTAACGGGTAATGTTGTTAAATTAACCAAATCGCACAGAGTTCCAAAGGCAATAGCAAAACTTGCAAAAGAAATTCTTCCTAGAATTAAAACTAGACGTAACAAGGATTGGTATTCTAAGGCAGAAGAAGGATCTGTGCACCGACACATGTATTTCTCTACTCTTCCTATAATAGAAGAATTAGAAAAAGACAAGAAAACTGACCAGAAGACGACCTGTTGGTATATTCTTTCTAGAAATGGGTACCAATTAGATCCGGTTAAAGCATATTTAAAGAGTGAAGGTGTTTGGTATGGTAATGCCACTAAAGAAAAAGGTGGTTCTGTTCCCGCCGTTGGCCAGAGAAAAATAAACGCGATATATATCTGGGAAGGATTAAAAAAAGGAAAAAAATTAAATTTCGAAGAAGTAGAAAATTTGTATGAATTTATCAGGTCTTTGTCAAAAAACTCTCCCGAAGACAATGGAATTACTTGGGGCTACAAGTCATATAAAACCTTTGATCAAAATGATACAGAAAAAACATATAATTATGATGAATTAGTTGAAAAACATGGTTTAAAAGTTAATATAAAATATAATTGGTATGAAATATTACAACAACTCACTAATATTGAAATTGAATATATTAGAGCTTGCCGAAGAAGAGGGGAAAAATTAATGAGTACACCGAGAGTAATTTTATCCACAATTCATTCTATAAAAGGAGGCGAAGCAGACCACGTTGCTTTGTTTACAGAAATAAATCAAATACAACATGACTCTATAATGCGAGGGGATGATGATGAGCATAGAGTTTTTTATGTTGCTTTAACACGTGCGAAAAAATCATTACATTTATTGGAATCAGAAAAACAATGGGCGTATCAGATATAATATCACAACAAATAAATAAACATATCGATGAAAGTATTCTCAACAAACACGAAAAAATTGAACGTGGTAATAAAAGACCTTACCTAGGTGCAAGTATAATTGGTAGACCTTGTGCTAGACAAATTCAATATATGTGGAAGAGTATTGGAGTAGATCAAGGAAAAGGTTTTCCACCTAAAATTCTTAGAACATTTAAAATAGGTGATGTATTTGAAGAATTATTAATTGATTATCTTTGGGACGCGGGTTTTCAAATTCAAACCAAAAATGCAAAAGGAGCTCAATTTGGATTTACCTATTACAGTGGACAAATAAGGGGCCATGTTGATGGTATTATAAAAGAGGGACCGAAAGATTGTGGACCCTATCCGCGGCTTTGGGAATGTAAAAGTATGAATGATAAAAAGTTTTTTGAATTTGAAAATCAAGGGGTAAAACGCTCACATCCTGTCTACTATTATCAAATGCAGATATATATGGATCAATTAAAACTAACAACCAACCCAGGTATTTTAACTGCAATGAATAAAGATAACAGTAGAATTGTTCACGAAGCGGTACCATATAATGAAACAGAAGCTAAAAAAATACTAAATAGAGCTATAGAAATTATTAACAAAACAGAAAGGAAATTACCTATGCCACGTATATCCAAATACAGAGATCATTTCGAATGTAGATATTGTTCGTGGCAAGATAGATGTTGGAGTCATGAATGATCCATATAAAAAACAAGTTGGCGGTAAACACTATAAAGTGTGGAAAAAGCAGCCAGTAAAGTTTATCAGAGCAAATAAACTTGAGTTTATATTTGGAGTAATGATTAAATATATTATGCGAGTAGCGAGCAACACAACCAATGTTGAAAAAAAGATACAAGACCTAGATAAAATAATTCATTACGCAGAGATAGAAAAAGAAGAATTAGAAAACGAAAAACACATGGATAATGTTGCCAATAACTCTCCGCACGAGGGTCAATAAAAAGAATGATTGTACAAACACCTTTATTTAAACCACAAACAGAATGGGTTCCTCCCCAAAAATTCCCTAATCTAAAGGAATCTAAAATGATAACTGTGGATATAGAAACTTGCGACGAAGAATTAAAAGTTAAAGGCCCAGGTTGGCCCACAGGTAATGGTTTTATCACAGGAGTGGCTGTCAGTTCTGAAGATTTTGTAGGCTATTATCCCGTTGCTCATCAAGGAGGCGGAAATCTGGATAAAAAGAAAGTATTTTCATGGCTCAAGGATATATTGGCTCTTCCTTGTCCTAAACTGTTTCACAATGCAACTTACGATGTAGGATGGCTAGAGGCTAGTGGCTTTAAAGTAAACGGACGTATAAACGATACCATGCTAGCAGCCGCTTTGATTGACGAAAATAGATTCTCATATACCTTGAATGCTTTGTCAAAAGATTATCTTAACGAATACAAAAGTGAAGCTTTATTACGAGACGCGGCCAAAGACTGGAACATAGACCCAAAAAAAGAAATGTGGAAGTTACCTTCTGCCTTTGTGGGTGAATACGCTGAACAAGATGTTATTTTAACATCCAAACTATGGGATTTATTTAATGTTGAAATTGACCGACAATCTTTATCAGACATCTATAATCTAGAATTAGACTTACTACCCCTGTTGCTGGAAATGACAAAACGAGGGGTTCGAGTTGATATAGAAAAGGCAAAGCGACTAGAGAAAGAATTTAAAAAAGAAGAAGAATCATTGTTGCATGTTGTTAAAAGAGCAACAGGAATAGACGTAGAAATATGGGCAGCAGCTTCTGTTGCAAAGGTATTTGATCAAATGAAACTAGACTACCCAAGAACCCTCAAAAGCAAACAGCCTTCTTTTACCAAAAACTTTTTATTGAACCATGAAAATCCTTTAGCTCAGCAAATAGTAAGAGCTAGAGAAATAAACAAGGCAAGGACAACCTTTATTGAAACTATATATAAACACTCACATAAAGGCAGAATCCATGCTCATATTCATCAAATGAGATCAGAGGCTGGAGGCACGGTTACTGGGCGATTTTCCTATTCTAATCCTAATCTTCAGCAGATTCCTGCAAGAAACAAGAACCTCGGACCACGGATCCGAAGCATCTTCATACCAGAAAAAGATCATAAATGGGGAGTATTTGACTTCAATCAACAAGAACCTAGATTAGTGGCTCACTACGCACGGCTCACGGACCAGTTTAAATCAGATGAAATTATTGAGGCTTATGACGACCCTCGCACTGATTTCCATCAATTAGTAGCAGATATGGCT